CTGCTACCAACATCAACAGAGTTACCATCTTGAACTGAATTTGGTACGGGTAATAGTATAGATCCAGAGTTTACCAATGCAGATTTTGATAATCCTCTTGGTCTTGTACTACCAACTGCTGCACCTGCTGTCACTCTTCTATTACCTGATGATGGATTAGAAACTAAACTACCACTACTTTGTTTAACTGATTTATATTCAATAATATCTATTTGTAGATAGTCTGTATTTGCTGTTAGTGCTTCATATGGATATCTTAAAACGCCACCTTTTTTCTTTCTTTTACCTGCGTTAGAAGGTGGTATTTTTTTCTTTTCTGCAACTGTATTTTGACTTTCTACTACGGTACTTTTAACTTCAGGACGTTCTTTTGCTCTATTTTTTTGCTCCATCTCAAGCTTTGTTGCATTTGCTTGTACTTTATTTTTTGCTAAAGATTGTTGACTTGCCATTATCGACCTTTATTTTTAAGTATTTAGCCTGAATTTTGCGAAAGGTATTTTTTCAAGATCATTTATCTCATCATTAGTTACTTCATAGAGTTGTCCAGCAACTTCATTCCATGTATAGTTCCTTGCTTGACCCCAATGAAAATTAATACCACGAAATCCCCATTCAAAGATATCTGTGACTGCAACAAAGGGGTTTTGGTCATATTTAATACCAGCAGTTTTTGGTACATATACAAAAATATAGAACTGTCCTGCTTCTGGAATTGGTGTTACCGTGTCACTAAGAGCATCCATTAATTCTATCATTATATCATCAGGATCCTCTATTCCTGATATACTTGCTTTTATACTACGAATACGACTCATTTGATTCCTAATTCATTTTCTGTTAGAACTTTAAATTCCCATTGTCTATCTTTACAAAAATGTTCTGCTGCTTCCCATTTTGCTTGATTCTTTACGTATTCATGGACTTCATAGATATAACTTTTTGTTTGTCTTTTTTGACGTTTAGGTTTCATTGTGTGTTTCATTGGTTTTATCTCTATAATATATTTCTTAATCTCTCCACCATTTTCTTTTACTTTCATATAGAAATCTGGGAAATATCTATGTATTCTTCCATCAACAGGAGAACGGTATGGAAGAGCAATCTCTTCACTTGCCCATTCTAAAACATTGGTATTCTTATCACAGTAAACCATGAACTTTTTTTCCCATGATGATCGGAAAATAATCTTAGTTGGATCACCTTTATACTTACTAGGAAAGACTGGTCGATATTTACCTTTATAAGCCATCTAAATAGATAATAATATAAGAAGTCTTACAAGTTATTTAGAGTGCCGAATCCTTTAGTTAAAAAAATGAATATGTTTGATGCTAAGGCGGCTATTGGTCCTTTAGCGCAAACTAATTACTATGCGGTAAGTTTATCTACATTAAAACCGTCTATTGCCAATTATCTTACCCAGTTGGGTATTGCTAATTCACGAGATTTTCTAGCCAGAAGAGCTGGACTACTTTGTAATGATGCTTCTTTACCTGCCTCTGCATTTACTACAGGGGAAGTAAAGGGTGATTTTATGGGAGTTCCCCAAGAGTTTGCTCATACGAGAATATATACCGATATTGATTTTAGTTTCTATGTTGATGAAAATTATACTATATTAAGATGTTTTGAAGGATGGATGGATTACATATCAAATGGTGCAGATGTTGCTCAGTATCATAGAGGGTATTATAGAAGATTGAATTATCCAGATGATTATAAAGTTGATACAATTTATATTAGTAAGTTTGAAAAGAATTTTAATAGAAGATTAGATTATCAGTTTATGAATGCTTTTCCAAAGTCTGTTACTTCCTTACCTGTATCATATGGTAATGCAGATCTTTTGAAGGTAACTGTTAGTTTTAATTATGACCGATATATAATGGATATTGGACGTATAAATAATTGAACTGAATTGTAACCGCATATTATGCCTTTACCAAAAATTAATACGCCAACTTATGAGTTGGTACTTCCTTCTACTGGAAAAAAGATTAAATATAGACCTTTTCTTGTAAGAGAAGAAAAAATTCTTATTATGGCATTAGAGTCTGAGGATATAAAACAGATTACTAATGCAGTTGTAGAAATTTTAGATTCCTGTATATTAACGAGAGGAGTAAAGATGCATAATCTTGCTACTTTCGATATGGAATATATTTTCCTAAATGTTAGAGCAAAGTCTGTTGGAGAAACGATAGAAGTTAATCTTGTTTGTCCTGATGATGGTGAAACATCAGTAACTACTGAAATTGATGTTGATCTAATTAAGATTAAAAAGAATAAGTCTCATAAAAATATAGTTAAACTTGATGATCAACTTTCAATGAAGTTGAAATATCCTTCAATAGAACAGTTTATTGAAAGCAATTTTGATACTGGAAGTAGTGATGTGAAAACTACAATGGATATGGTTACTAATTGTATTGATATGATTTATAATGATGAAGAGAGTTGGAATGGTAAGGATTCTACAAAGAAAGAACTTACAGAGTTTGTTGATCAATTAAATACAAAACAGTTTAAAACTGTTGAGACATTTTTTGAGACAATGCCTAAGTTATCTCATACTGTGAAAGTTACTAATCCAAAGACAAAAGTAGAATCGGAGGTGGTGCTGGAAGGGCTAGCGTCTTTTTTCAGCTAGGTATGGCTCATACAAATCTTGAGTCATACTATAAAATTAACTTTGCTTTAGTACAACATCATAAATACTCATTAACAGAGGTCGAGAATATGATTCCTTGGGAAAGAGAAATTTATGTTTCTTTATTACAACAGTATATTGAAGAAGAAAATTTAAAGCAGCAACAAAATAGTGGCATCTAAACTACTTCCAACTGAACCAACATATAGCTCAGGCACTACTGCTAAGGGTGAGTATATTTCTGTTGGTGATAGGAAGGCAATATTTAGAAAAACAAAGATAGGTGCAGGAAGTAGTCCTCTTAAAGGTGGTGCTATTGTTCCAAAGAAAGGTGGGGGACTTGTACCAGTAGGTCGTTCAATGGTTTCTGGCATTGGAAGTTCTATACAGCCACTTGAACAAGAAGATAAGATTGGTAAGGATGATATTTCTGAACTTAAGGGTAAGATTGCAAACAATGCAAGGAAGATAACAATACTTAAAAAGATCTTACAGAATCATGCAATTACTATAGGACAAAACTTACCTGGTTCTGAGTTGGATGAGATAAACAAAGGTATTCAGGATATTGGTAATGCATTAGCATTAGATTTTGCTAATAGAATTGCTGAACATAAAAGTGCAATTGATAAACTTAAAGCAAGATCTGCTAAACAAGATCTCGCAGATGAAGAAGCAGGCTTAGAGAAAAAGAGAAAGAGTCTGTTTACAGGAGTTAAAGAGACAGCAGCGAAGATAATGGCTCCTGCTGTTAGTATGTTTGATAAGATAAAGGAATTCTTACTTACTATTTTTGCTGGTCAGTTAGTAACTGGTGCTTTTAGTTGGTTACAGGATCCTAAGAATAGACAGTCAATATCGTCGTTCTTTAACTGGGTACAAAAACATTGGAAGTGGATTGCTGGTGCTGCAATTGTTGGGGCATCTGCTATTATCATCAGAAAGGTGATGAAGGTAGTAAAGGCTATTCGTGGTATTATTGGGGTATTAAAAAATGCGATTCGTGTAGCAAAGAGTATATTTAAGTATGGACCTAAAGTAGCAAAGATATTTACTCGAACTGTTACTGCTGTAGGTGGTAAAACTGCTGGTAAAGTAGCACAAAAAATAGTTGGTAAACAAACAGCTAAGACAGTAACTAAACAAGTAGCTAAACAAACAACTAAACAGGTAACTAAACAAGTAGCAAAACAAACAACTAAGAAGATAGCAGCTAAAACATTGACAAAAACTGTTGCTAAATCTGCAGGAAAAGGTGTAGGAAAATCTCTTCTTAAGAAGATCCCTTTAGTTGGGTTAGGTATGGGTGCAATTTTTGCTGTAGATAGAATGAGAAAGGGTGATTGGGGTGGTGCTTTATTAGAATTAGGATCAGGAGCAGCATCTACAATTCCTGGTGTCGGAACTGGTATATCTCTCGCAATGGATGCAGCATTAATTGCTAAAGATGTTAGTGAAGCAAGAAGTATTACTGGTGGAGATAAGAAAGAATCACTAATAGACGCAAGACAGGGTGGTGGTTCTGTAACTAAAGGTAGGACTTATATTACTGGTGAAAATGGACCAGAAATGCTTAAAGCACCATTTACTGGTACGATAGAACGTGCTGAGAGAACAGCAGCATCAATTTCTAAAGATATAGGTGCTGGTGAAATTAATATGATTCCGATGGATCTTGGTTCAATTAAATCACCTCCACCAAAAATGCCAAATGTTAGTAAGGGTGAAAGAACTAATGAGGTTACTAAAGTTCAGTCTACTAATACATGAAATCCTTATAT